GCGATGGCGAGACCTGGACGGTGGTGGCGACCACGGGCAAGTCCGTCACGGTTCAGCGCAGCCGCGATGGTGCGCTGGCCACCCTCGGGCAACTCGGGGAGGCACGGCCATGACCAAGAAGACGCAACGCGCCAAGGCCAGGGCAGAACGCAAACCCCGTCTGGGTCAAGAGCACATCCGTCCCGACGGCAGTGTGATCCGCTACGTGCGCGAGGAGGACGATGATCAGAAGCCGGTTGACCACTACCGCACGGTGGACACGCTGGCGCTGATGCTCCGGAATGGCAGCATCACCGGTGCCATGCACGACGCCGGCCAGCAGTTCTCGCAGGACTTCGCCCGGGCCTTTGCCAGCGGCGTGGCCAGTAGCCGGCTCGATGGACTGCCCTGCGGCACGGCACCGGGGGAAATGCTGATTGAGCGCAACGCCAGTGCCGTCCGAGCGGTTCGGGATGCGCTGGAGGCGGTGGGCGGCAGTGGCTCTCCGGCAGGATCGGCGCTGTGGTACGTGGCTGGGCTGCAGATGTCGATCCGCGATTGGGCATTGCGCGATGGCTGGAACGGTAAGCGTGTCGAGAAAAACGAGGCCAAGGGCATCCTGGTCGCTGCACTCGGCGTGCTGGCCCGGTACTACGGCTATGAGCGAGCGCCCAGGTCTCGGCGAGAGACATCAACGCACGTCTGACTTGTCAGGACATCGTCCGGACGCTATTATGGAGGTAGTTTCATAACATGGGGGTTGCCATGAGCACCTTGAACCTCTCCAAAACCGAACGGATCGATGTCCGCGCCAGCAGCGCTGTCAAGCAGCTGCTGCAGGAGGCTGCGCGTTCTTGCCACAAGAACGTCAGCGAATTTCTGCTGGATGCCGGGGTGATCGCGGCCAACCAGGCGCTGGCAGATCGTCGTCACTTTGTGCTGAACGACGACCAGTGGCAGGCGTTTCAGCAGGCGCTGGATCGCCCCGTGCAAGCCAAGCCGCGCTTGAAGAAACTGCTCAGTGAACCCGGGGTGCTGGGTTGAGTGCAGCGTATGAATCGGTCCGCAAGCTCGCACCAGCGGATTCGACGGAAGGCTTTGACTGCGGGCAACCGTCGCTCAACCAGTTCCTGCAACGCTATGCCCTGGTCAACCAGAAGGCCAACAGCGCCCAAACCTACGTGTGCTGCCTTGGCGGTGAGGTCGTGGGCTTCTACAGTCTGGCGGTCGGCAGTGTTGATCCGGAGGATGCGCCAGCTCGCGTCATGAAGGGCTTGGCCCGGCATCCTGTGCCAGTCATGATCCTGGCGCGACTGGCCGTGGATCGTGATCACCAGGGAAAGGGTCTTGGCAAGGCGCTGCTCAAGGACGCGCTGCTGCGCACTGCACAGGCGGCTGACATTGCGGGCATTCGTTGCCTGCTGGTTCATGCCAAGGATGAGGCTGCGCGGCGGTGGTATGAGTCTTGGGAGTTCGAGCCCAGCCCAACCGATCCCTATCACCTGTTCCTGATGCTCAAGGATCTCAAGGCGCTACTGGCGGGGTGATTCGATCAGAAGCGGAAAATTTTTTGAGGTTGTTTTCCGAAACCTGATTGAATCCCGTCCGGACACAAGGTACAGTGTTCATGTACTGCTGATAACTGCGCCCACCGGGGAGACCTTGGTGGGCGTTGTCGTTTCTGGGCTTGGCCTTCGCCTGTCTGCCCAGCCTTGGAGACCCCCCATGAAAATCCTCATCACCCGCCCGGTGGTTCTCACCGGCGACGGTGGCGTGCGCTCGTTCGTCCCCGGCCTGACAGTGGATGTCGATGTGCCTACCGCCGAACAGATCCTGGCGCAGCAGGCCGGCATTGCTTTCGAGTCTGCTGACCAGCACGACACTCCAACCGCCCCACGCCGCCGGAAGCCTGCCGATGCTGAAACTTGACGTCACCGCCGATGTGGCCAAGGCGACTGAGTACCTGTCGGACGTTGCCGCCAAGCGCATCCCGGATGCCGCTGCCAAAGCCCTGACCCGAACAGCGTTCGATGCCCGTGATGCGGTGCGCGAGGGTCTGCCCAAGCGCTTCAACCTGCGCCGCCCGTGGGTCAGCCAGGGCATAGGCGTGACGCAGGCCAAGCCGCGCACGCTGATGGCCGAGGTCTGGTCGCGCGACCGCTTCATGGCGCTGCAGGAAACCGGGGGCACCAAGACCGGCAAGCTGGCGATTCCGGTCGGGCCGATGGCACAGACCGCCCAGACCCGCGTCATCCCCAAAAGCCAGTGGCCGGGCCCGATGCTGGCGAAGAAGAACGTGTTCTATCGGGCTGGCGCCGTGTTCGAGCGCCGCGACGAGAAGCGCATCCTGGCCTTGTACCTGCTGCGCAAACAACAGAAGGTCGAGCCGCGCTTTGGCATGGCCGACACCGTGCGCAGCGTGGCACTGCGGGAGTACCAGCGGCAGATGGAACGGGCGCTGCGGGAAGAGCTGACGAAGGGCTGATCAGTGCGTCGGAACACTGAAAGTCGATAGCGCTGAAACGCGTCAGAAAGGCCTTAGAGCGGCTTTGCGCTGCAGGCGTCACCGACTATTGCCAGGGCCGCAATCGTGCCTCTGGCGACGATTAACGGGTCCTCCCTGGCCATCTGAAGCGCGGGGGCCGCGCGCAGCGCGTCGCTTGCCTAGCGTCAGAGCCGCAAACAGGTTGCCAGTTTCCACCCAGGTTTCCACCCGTATTCATGCCGAGGTGATCCATCCATGACGGTTAACTGATCCGAGCAGCCCGGAGGAATGCGATGGGACTGTCCGGCCGGGCCTATGCCCAACACCGTGGCGTGAGCCACACCGCTGTGGCCAAGGCCATCAAGGCCGGGCGCATCAGCGTCGAGCCCGACGGCACCATTGACCCGGCCAAGGCCGATGCCCAGTGGGCGCGCAACACGCTGCCGTCACAGAGCCTGAACATCGGTGCCAAGAAGCCTGCGGCCAAGGTGGAAACCCCGCCGGTTTCCACCCCGGTTTCCACGGCACCGGTTTCCACCCCGGTTTCCACCCCGCCGTTGGAAACCCGGGCTGCCGCACCTGACTACCAGACCAGCCGCGCCATCCGCGAGGCCTATGCCGCGCGCCTGGCCAAACTCGAATTTGAAGAACGCACGGGCAAGCTGCTCAACGCCGACGAGGTGAAGGTCAAGTACTTCAACCTTGCGCGTCTGCTGCGTGACCGCATCCAGCAGATTCCCCGCAAGGTCGCCCCGCAGATCGTGGCGGCCGTGGTCGCACAACCCGATCAGCGCGTGGTGGAGGACCTGCTGATGGAGGCGATCCGCGAAGCCCTGGAGGAACTCTCACGATGACCGTCACCCCTGCTATGGCCAGCCGCATCGAGCTGTGGCCACTGGATCGGCTCAAGCCTTACGCCAAAAATGCGCGCACCCACTCGGATGCGCAGATAGCCCAGATCGCCGCCAGCATTGTCGAGTTTGGCTTTACCGCGCCGATCCTGGTGTCGGAGGACGGCGGCATTCTCGCTGGTCATGGTCGCTTGGCGGCTGCGCAGAAACTCGCGCTCGACGTCGTGCCGGTCGTCGTCCTCGACCATCTCACCCCCACGCAGCGCCGCGCCTACATCCTCGCCGACAATGCGCTTGCCCAAGCTGCAGGGTGGGATGAGGAGTTGCTGGCGGCCGAGTTGGCCGAGCTGTCTGCTGCCGGTTTCGATCTGTCGCTCACGGGCTTCAGCGACGACGAGTTGGCCAGCCTGCTTGATGATGCCGATCCGGGCGACGAAACAAATCCGCCCATGGGCGGATTTACCGAAAGCACCGACGAGGACATCCCGGAGGCGCCCGCCACCCCGGTCAGCCGAGCTGGCGACATCTGGCAACTGGGTGCGCATCGCCTGATCTGCGGCGACTCGACCGATCCGGCCGTGGTCGCCGCGCTGATGGCGGGCGACCAGGCGAGCCTGTGCTTCACCAGCCCACCCTATGGCCAGCAGCGTAACTACACGCAAGGCATCGCCGACTGGGATGCGCTGATGCGCGGTGTCTTCGCCAACCTGCCGATGGCCAACGACGGCCAAGTGCTGGTGAACCTCGGCTTGACCCACCGCGACAACGAAGTGATCCCGTACTGGGACGGCTGGCTTGCCTGGATGCGAACCCAAGGCTGGCGGCGTTTTGGCTGGTACGTCTGGGACCAGGGACCGGGCTTGCCGGGTGACTGGGCCGGGCGTTTCGCACCCGCCTTCGAGTTCATCTTCCACTTCAACCGCCAGAGCAGGAAGCCCAACAAGATCGTACCGTGCAAGTACGCCGGACAGGACACGCACCTGCGCGCCGATGGCTCATCGACGGCGATGCGCGGCAAGGATGGTGAAGTCGGTGGCTGGACCCATGCCGGGCAGCCCACGCAGGACTTCCGCATTCCGGACAGCGTGATCCGCATCATGCGTCACAAGGGCAAGATCGGTCGGGACATCGACCATCCGGCGGTGTTTCCGGTGGCGCTGCCCGAGCACATCTTGCTGGCGTACTCGGACCCGGGTGATGTCGTCTTCGAGCCCTTCGGGGGCTCCGGCACCACGATCCTGGCCGCCCAGAAGACTGGACGCCAGGCCCGCGCCATCGAACTGGCCCCGCAATACACCGACGTGGCGATCAAGCGCTTCCAACAAAACCATCCCGACATCCCGGTGACCTTGCTGGCGACCGGACAGACCTTTGCCGAGGTCGAACAAGCACGCCAAACAGAGCGATTGGAGACGGCAGATGCAGATGAATGAGATCAAGTTCGAGCACTGGCCGACCAGCCGGCTGTTGCCGTATGCCAGAAACCCCAGGAAGAACGATCACGTCGTCGATCAGATGGCGGCGGCAATTACCGAGTTTGGGTTTCGCATCCCGATCATCGCCAGGAGCACGGGCGAGGTGGTCGACGGCCATCTGCGTCTCAAGGCTGCTTTGCGACTGGGGCTGGAGACGGTGCCGGTGATCTTGGCCGATGACCTGACGCCAGCGCAGATCAAGGCGTTTCGCATCCTGGCCAACCGCTCGGCCACCTGGGCAGACTGGGACGAGGACCTGCTGCGTCTCGAACTCGAAGAGCTCAAGCTAGACGACTTCGACCTGGCGCTCACCGGCTTCGATGCCGACGAGTTGCTGGAAATCATGGCCGGCGAGGAGACCACCACCGAGGGCAACACCGACGAGGATGCCGCCCCCGAGGTGCCGGTCAGACCGGTCTCCAAACCCGGCGATGTCTGGATCATGGGCCAGCACCGGCTGCTTTGTGGCGATGCGACCGATCCGGCAAGTTACGACACGCTGCTGGGCACCGAGCGGGTGGCGATGATCTTTCAAGATCCGCCGTACAACGTGGACTATGCCAACAGTCCCAAGGACAAGCTGCGCGGCAAGCACCGACCTATTCTGAACGACAACCTGGGCGAAGGCTTTCAGGCCTTCCTGCTTGCCGCACTCAAGCCTGCGCTACAGCGGTGCGACGGTGCAATCTACATCGCCATGTCCTCCAGCGAACTCGACACACTGCAAGCGGCTTTCCGCGCCGCCGGCGGCAAGTGGTCGACCTTCATCATCTGGGCCAAGCACACCTTCACGCTCGGGCATGCCGACTACCAGCGCCAGTATGAGCCCATCCTCTACGGTTGGCGTGAGGGGGCTAATCGGCACTGGTGCGGTGATCGTGACCAGGGCGACGTGTGGGAGATCAAGAAGCCCGCGAAGAATGCCTTGCACCCGACCCAGAAGCCGGTGGAGGTGCCTGAGCGCGCGATTCGTAATTCCAGTCGTCCGGGCAGTCTTGTTTTGGACTGCTTCGGCGGTTCGGGTAGCACGCTGATTGCCTGCGAGAGGACGGGCCGCGTTTGTCGGGTCATGGAACTCGATCCGAAGTATTGCGACGTTATTGTTCGCCGCTGGCAAGACTGGACCGGACAGAAGGCGCAGCGCGCCGACGATGGCTTGCTGTTCGATGAGCTGGCGAGCGATCAGCCCCTCGAGGCAGGGATGATCGACTGAAGGTCGTAAGGCAGGGTGTGGTCCAGGTCCGGTACCGCATGCCAAGCCCCGGCGTGGCGAGATCTGGCGTGGAAAAGGCATGGCATGGAATCCACGCCCGGGAAGCTGAGGAGGCAAGATGAAGCAGTCGCGCTGGATGTCGCTGCTGGAAGCCGTGACCAATGTGCTGGTCGGCTATGGCGTGGCGGTGGCAACCCAGTGGCTGGTGTTTCCGCTCTTCGGTCTGCACGCCACGCTGCAGGAGAACTTGGTGATCGGACTCGTTTTCACCGTGGTCTCCCTGATTCGAGGCTACCTGCTGCGCAGGGTGTTTGAGGCGCTGCGCGTGCGTCAGCTGTCCGCAAACTCGGGGTAAAGGTCGCCGCTGCTGATGTCGGCGACATAGCTGACTTGGCTGAATTCGCCGGGTGCCTCAGCCAGGATGACACCGCCGACTGACTGGATCGCAATGCCGTACTTGCGGGTGAGTTCCGTCAGTTCGGCGATGAACTGGTCGTAGTTGGCTTCGAGTTGTGGGGTGGTGGAGAGCGCGGCCACGTTGTGCTCCTCACGCCGCCAGAGACTCTTCGACGATCTCGCAGTGGATCACGAAGCCCGTCAGGTAGGGCAGGCCCTTGGGGATGCCGTACTGTTTGCTGGTGCTGCGGCCAATCGTCCAGCCCATCCAGCGTTGCGTGGCCTGCGCGATGGCGTCGGCCAAGGAGGCACCAGCGTAAAGACCGTTTTGCACGTCGTCAGCAAAGTGGCGACCGTGGCGGCTGTCTAGGAAGGTGCGGACCGACTCGAGCGGCTGGCAGGTGGCATCCGAGATCGCAGTCATGGCCAGCGGCCAGGCGGCTTCGGCCTGCTCGTTCATCGTGCCGTAAAAGCCCCAGGCGTCGTTCTGGGTGGCTGGGGTCTGGGTGGTGGTGTTCATCTCTGGCTCCTGGTGGTTGATCGTTGCGACACCCGTAGTAACGCGCTGTTCGAGATGGAAGCCAAGCGTCTGTTCGATCTTTTTTGCGCTTGGCTCGGGGTTCCTTATTCCATCGTGTCGGCGCGCACCAGTTCCGCCTGGGCGCTGGCGATCAGGTCCAGGCGCAGGTTCGGCGTGATGTTGCAGGCGAGTTCGTTCAGGGTCCAGTTCATCACATCGGCC